GCTTGATCAGTATAGGCTTTATCGCCTAACTGTCGGCACAAGAATAAAGGGTTGCAAATCCCTGGAAACACAGCACGGGAGTGCCCAAGTAGGGTCTTTGTTAGGAAAATCATCATGATAAGTACTAATATCGATCTGAAGGACAGCACTTTCAGCTGCGAACTGGTCCACGAAAGGGTCGATTTCTCTTTCCTCTTGCGAGGGGAGCAGGTCGACGGGTAGTCTGGACAGACTAAACCCACCTTTCGGGCAACCGCAAGCGGCGCCGTCCTGGCAGGTAACCTTAATCTCGTCCTCTAGCATCGTCCGGGTGCCCGGATCCTAAGCCGCATCCCTTCCTTGTGGTCTGTCTGTTGAGCTGTTTACTCGGGTGGAGATCGGATCCCAGCTTTTGCTGCCGATATTCCCCCTGGGTTCAGCCTTTCGGGCGCCCCCAAGAAGCTTGCGTGCTTTTGCAATTCTAGGACCCCGGGTAGGGCCTACTCATAGGCCCGCCCTTCCTAGACCTAAATGTGCATGCTTAGCACATCTAGCGCACTCCCTCAGAGCCCCTACCCTTCCGGGTAGAGGGTGAGGGTCATCCTTACCGAGCCAGACCTTGGGAGGGACTTGGTGTTATCACCGGGTCACTACCTCGAAACCCCTTTATGGGTGTCTGAGTCAGGGCGGGATCCCCTTACCAAAGGCTATTATCCTTCAAGCAGGGTGGATCCTCTTTCGACTATCGTCCCTTCCACAGTCCTCAATCCAGATCATGTGCCTTGTCTTGGAAATCTCTTCCGACTCCTACTGCGTCGTTATCTTACGACAGCAGGGCTTACAGGTTCCTTAGTAAGCAAGTTGAGCTCCGGACAGGTGACCAGCTAATACTTCCTTCATTACTGAAGTACTCATCAGCATGAGCCTCAGAGGGACCAGGCGCCTTATTACAGGTGTTTCCTGGCTATCCCCTTTCATAACTCTGAGTGGATGGGTTGGAGGCTGACGTCGTAACCGACTAGAGATTAGGTCCACATTCCAAACCGGTGGAAACGCCGGGGCGGATGCCCTCCTGGGAAACCGGGACTCTCGACGACCTTGGTACAAACCCAAAAGCCGCCTAGCAGGCTAAAAGACCACTTGCGTGGACCCTTTGCCCCTCAGGACTTGTCCTGATGCGAAGGGAAGGCTAGCCTCCGGGGTTTCGTAGTCTCGCAAACTACGCGGAGGTCCAGGTCACTCTCGTGGCCTGGGG